CCAGTAGTTGCCGTAGGTGGACGAGTCGACCGAGCGGGTCAGCGCGGTGATGGTCGAGCCGTAGACGAAGGCCAGGTCGGTGCGCTGGGTGCCCTGGTAGGGGAAGAAGATTCGCAGCGCGTCGGCGGTGCCGTTGAGGCCGGTGGGCAGCACGTCGAGGTCGAAGCCGTTGGGCAGCTGGGCTAGTTCGTTGACGATGTCGAGCAGGACGGTGGACGAACTGTAGGTGTTGGTGTAGAGGGTGCCGGTCTTGGAGGCACGCGCGCTGCCGTCCGGGTTGACCATGGCGATGGTCAGCGGCATGGACGAGCCGGGCGCCATGGACGTCCCGTTGGTGGTGGTGACGTTGACGGCCTTGGAGAGGACGTCGGCCGCGATGTCGTCGAGGTCGGCGTTGGTGTAGGTCGCCGGGTTGGTCAGCATGCGCCGTGTGAACATGCCCAGGTAATCGTGGGCGGTCACGTTGATGACGTGCTTGTCGGCGTCGATGATGTCCTGCGTCTGGCTGACGACGCCGCGGAACAGCGGCCGGTCCTGGCCGACCGTGTCGTCCCAGCGCCAGGCCACGACGTCCTGCTGCAGTTCGGCCAGGAGGGCGGCCTGGTCGGATCGCCCGTCGATGGTGAAGTCCAGCTGGCTGGGCGTGTTCCACTGTCGGGTCAGCTTGCGGTTGTAGGCGTCGGGTAGCGCTCCGATGGTGGTCTGGTAGGGCGTCTGGCTGGCGGTGAAGTCCCGGCTGTGCAGCGTCAGCCGCCACTGCCCGCGGCCTGCCGGGACCGGGTAGGTGCCAGGAGCGGCTCGCGGCTCTGATAGACGTCTATCAGCCTCGACGTCGAGGTCGAGCACAGCTGAGCGTCCGGCGGGCCAGGTCATGTGAGGTAGCCGTCCTGCCAGGTGGCCTGGGTCTGGGTGGCGCCGCTGGTGGAGGACCCGGTCATGGCCATGGTGGTGGTGGCCGGAGCGATGGGCAGGACCGGCCAGCTGGTGTTGTACCAGTCGAGCCAGGCCAGTTCCGATTGCCCGCGCAGGCCGTCCAGCAGTGCCGTCTTGTTGACCGTGTCGACCAGCACGTAGTGGCCCGCGTCGATGCGGAAGCTGCTGACGAAGGCGACCTTGGACACCGGGCCGGTCGATGGCGTGAAGGTGACGACCGGCCCGGTGGCTGGTCCGTAGACGTAGAGGAGTGGGCGGATAGGCAGGTCGCCGTTGGTCGACAGGGTGCCGCTGGAGGGTGAGCCGCCGCTGGCCGGGTAGGCGCGGTTGAACGACAGCGGGTAGGTACGACCGTTGCCAGCCGGGGTGCCGGTGTAGGCGTAGGCGGTCTGGACGTTGGGGTCGCGGACGGTCGGGTCGGCGGCCTTCCACTGCAGCTGGATTTGCCGCTGGGCCGGATCGTTGACGGCCCAGCTGTAGCCGGACGGCCGCAGCGAGATGGTGCGCTCGGCCGTGCCGGGACGATCGAGGATGTAGTGGAGGACGGGTCGGGCCGAGGGCACCATGAACGGTGCGAAGTTGTCGGCCACGTCGTCGATGCGGGCACCGGCTCCGGCCAGAGCGTGTATTTCGGCGGTGACGATGCGAGCGCCCATGAGCGACGTCCGGTCGACGGCGCCGTCGGTGTCGGGGCGGTTCTGCATGACCTCGCGGACCTCTGGGTAGCCCAGATCGAGATTGCTGCAGAACCAGCCGCCCGCGATGTTCTCCAGCTGGATGGTCAGCGAGCCGAGGGTCAGCCAGGCCTGGCGTACGCAAGTGGTGCCGGGCTGCATCACATGGCCCTGGCGGATGCGACCCAGGCGACGCGGCGCATGAAGGCTTCCACGTCCAGAGTCTCCTTGAAGTGGGCGTTGTCGATGTGGACGACCGGCCCGTTGCGCCCGAGGGTGGGCGCCGGTGTCACGGCCTCGCCAGCGTGGACGTAGACCAGGCCCTCGCGGGTGATGAGGCCGCCCTGCGCCAGCTTCGGGATGTAGGGCATGCCGACCGTCACGGTCGGGACGTGGACCGGCCCGATGCCCCAGCCGCCGATCTTGAAGTGGAGGCTGTCCCAGATGCCGATGACCCAGTTGATGGCGGCCTTGAAGGCGTTGCCCATCGGGTCCCACATGTGGCCCAGCGCCCGGCCGATGGCGGCGGGCAGCCCGGTGATCCAGCCCCAGGTGGTGCTCCAGGCCCGGCCGATGGCGCCCCAGGCAGACCCCCACGCGCTGCTGATGATGCCCCACATGCCGCCGAGGGCACGGCCGATGGCGCCGGGGATGCCGGTGATCCAGTTCCAGATTCCGGACCAGGCCTTCTGGACGGCGGTCCACATGTTGGACCACTCGGTCGAGACGAAGCCCCACATGCCGGTGAGGATTCGCCAGATGTCGCCGGGAATCCCGGTGAAGAAGGCGACCAGCCCGTTCCAGATGGAGACGATGTAGTCGATGACCGCCTTGGCGTCCTTCTTGATCTGGTCCCAGTACTTGTAGATGAGGGCGACCGCGAGGCCGATCGGGCCGGTGAGGATGCCCAGCAGCAGCGGCCAGTTCTTCTTGATCCAGTTCCAGACGAACAGGATGGCGTCCCAGATGCCGTTCCAGGCGGCCTTGATCCACTTCCAGAGGTCGAGGAAGGCGTCGCGCACGATCTTGACGTGGGTGACTAGCAGGATGATGACCGCGACGAGGGCGACCACGGCCAGGGCGATGAGTACCAGCGGGTTGGCGTCCATGGCCGCGTCGAGGAGGAACGTGGCGGCAGCGGTGATCTTCTCCCAGAGGCTGAGGGCGGCAAGCTCGATGCGGGTGCCCAGCGCGGCCGCCTTGGCCATCTCCATGGCGGTCTGGCCGATCTTCATGGCGGCGCCGAGTCCGGCCATGGCAGCGCCAGCGCCCTGCAGCGCCGGGCCGTATTTCTGGCCGATGGTGGACACCTGGTCCTCGATGGTGGCCTTGATCGACTTGAGTTTGCCGGTGAAGGTGTCGGCGGCATCAGCGGCCTGGCCCTTGAGTTTGGAGGCCAGGATGTCCATGGCCTTGCCGTTGGCCAGGGTGGCGTCCTTGGAGTCCTGCTGGGCCTTCTGCAGGTCGAGGTGGGCTTGGCTTTGGCCTTGAGCGGCCTTGGTCACGGCGTCCTGGGCGTCGCGCAGCCGGAGGTGGTCGCTGACGCTCAGCTTGGTCTTACCGGAAAGTTCCAGCATGACGTCGGAGAGGTGTTGCTTGGCCTTGTCCGATGCGGTGTCGGCGCGGGCGACCTCGCCCTGGGCCTTGGCCATCTCAGAGGCGACCTTGGTGGTCGTGGTGACCTGGATGCCGAACTCCTTGAAGACCTTGGTCGAGCCGTTGTAGGCCTTGGCCATCTGCCCGGCCGCCGAGGTCAGGCTGATGTGCTTGGCGGCGGCCAGGTCCGTGGCGGTGTTCAGCAGCTGGAGGGCCTTGGCCGGGTCGCCGGTGGCCTCGGTCAGGGCGCTGAGCGCGTCCTGGGTCTGGGCGGCGGTGTTGCCGAAGTGCTCCTGGTGCTTGATCGCGGCTTCGATCTGGTCGGAGTAGTCGCTGTAGCTCTTGCCGGTGGCCGCCACCGCCGACTGCAGCTGGGCGTGCGCCGTCTGGTCCTTGCTGCCCAAGACGCTCAGCCCGGTGCCGATCCCGGCTACTCCGGCGCCGATGCCAGCGAGGGCCAGCGGCAGGTCGTGAATGTGCTCCGCGACGGTCTGGATGGTCTGGCCGACGCCCGCCAGTGCTTCGTTGAACGGCCCCAGCACGCCCGTCTGGTTGAGGGCGGCCAGGGCCGGAGTCATGGCGTCATGGAGGCCCTTGCTGACGCTCGCGCCGGTAGTGGCAGCCGACCTGAACGCGCTGGACAGTCCCGACATGTCGGCCAGCAGGCGAACCATTACCGACGGCCCAGCCATGGCTCACCTCCGGGCGCTGGTCTGAGTGGCGGCGGTCTTCTGGATGGCGGCGGCCTCGTCCTGCATGTGGCGGACCATTGCGTCCCACATGACGTCCGGCAGCGCCTCGGCCTGGTCGGGCGTCATGCGGTAGTAGGCGCAAAAGGCGGCAAGCCCGTCGGCGACTTGCCGTTCGTAGGGTCCACGTTCTGTAGCTCGATTTCGCAGTCGTAGGCGTGCATCCAGAGGGACGTGGGGTCGCGGTTGGGGTGGTCGCGCAGCAGTGCCCGGAAGGCCAGCAGGCGAGGCGGCTGGTTCTCGGCCAGATCGCCGAAGGTCTGATCCGGCTCGACGTGCTTGAGCAGGTCGATGATGCGCTGGGAGGGCATGCGGGCGGCGAAGGCGGTGGAGACGGGGATGAGGGTCGGTAGCTCGCCGAGGTCGACCTCGGGTGATAGACGTCTATCAGGAGTGTCAGTCATGGACGGCCTTCGGGTCGTTGGTGTCGTTGGTCCACTTGACGTTCTGCAGGGCCTTGGCGACGGCCTGGTTGTAGATGGCCTCGGCCTTGGCCGAGAGGCTCTCAGCGGTGGGGAACAGGTAGCGGCCGGTGGGGATGTACTCGCGGGTGGGAGGCCAGCCGCCGAAGTCGACCGGCCCGGCGTAGACCACGTCGTTGATGCCGCCCTCGCGGACGGACGCGCCGGTGCGGTTGCGAGCCACGCGAACCGTGCCAGCCAGCCGTCCCCGCAGATGCGGCAGCGCGCTGCGGGTGGCGTCGGCGATCGGGTACATCGCCTGCGTGGCCGCGTTCTGCAGGTAGGGCAGAAGCTGGCTGCTGTGGTCGTCGGCCAGCTTGAGCAGGTCCCTGGTCAGTGCGCTGATGCCCTTGACCTGGGCCTCGACGACGGTCTTGGTGGCCACCTACGCCTTGCCAGCCGCCCAGGCAGCGCCGGTCCAGTGGTTGGCCAGTAGGTCAGCGGTGATGACGTACTGGCCGACCGCCCAGGCTGCGGCCGGGGTGGCGACGACGCTGGCCAGGGCGGCCAGGTTGGCCGGAGTGGTGGCGCCGGAAGGCGCGTAGTAGCCGGGCGATCCGGCGGTGGCGCCGGTAGCCACTACGGCGCCGAGGTCGACGGTGGGGGCGGCGGTCAGGTTCCAGTCGATGGGGATTTCGCTGGCCGCCCCGGCGTCGCCGATCATTAGGTCGAACGGCATAGGGACGGCGTAGCCCGAGATGATCGGGTTGTTGGCAGCGGCGACCTTGGACGAGTAGGGCCGGGCGCGGAACTGGGCCGGGGTGCCGCTGGCCAGGTAGGCCTGGTAGGCGGCGTTGAGGGTGGCGTAGGTGGCCCCGGCGTCGAAGGACTGGTA